ACGATGAACGGCGAGCATCTTTTCCAACTCCGCAATCCGTCGCGCCTGCGCCTCTAATGCGTCGGCGGCGTCTTTGCAGTCATAGACAGTCGGCACGGGAGCGCGCAGCCGTTCGATTAGGTCGGTATAGTCAGTCATCGGCTCTCCCAGAAAAAGACGGCGGCCTAAGCCGCCGCCTCTCTATCATCAGCCGCGACGACGACGGCCAGTGTCTGCGGTAGAGCCATCGACCGATTCGGCTGGCGCACCGTCGAGCGAAATCCATTCGATCACGTCAAACACCGGAGTGTAGACGCGACCGTAGGACTTATGCTGATAATATTCCGAGCCGAGTTTCACGACGGCCACAGGGGCGTCCTGATCTTTCTCGACCTGATCGGCAACCTTCATGGCAAGCTGGTGCATAGCGCGCTTACCGCCAACGGACGTGACCGTGTAGCGGGCTTCCGTGCCAGCATCCTCACCGTCGAGGCACTTGACGCTCATGCCGACCTGCGGCTCCCATCCGCGCTTAGCGCCAGGCGGGGGCACGTCCAGTTCGGGAAGCGGCTCCGTAATGGACACCATCTTCTCGCCAAGCACTTCGCCTTCGCCCCACGCGATGAAACCGTGGACGAACGAGAACGGATTGACCGCCCAGCGTCCGTCTTTGTCGATCTCAGTCTGATCCGCGCCGTAAACCCAATGGCCGGTCTTATCCATTTTCAGGATGACCGAACCGACGCCAGCGTCAGTATCGAGTTTACGCAGCGACTCAGCCAGAGACGCAGCGGTGGGGAGATTGGCGTTGCCGAACTTCACAATATTAGACATGACTAGACCTTTAGCTTAGAGAAGGCAGAACGGATGTCCTTGCCTATTGTAAGCACGGCAGGACGGGGATCGCTCTCCGGCGCTATCGTGTTACCTGTTGACATGGAAACGGTAAAACCTTCCGGCATCGCAATATGACGCTTTTTAAGCGCCTTTTCGATTTGTGCCGGCGATTTTAATTCCATGAACTCCGTGAAACCCAATCCCATTTCATTAAAAGTCGCTTCCGCCGTAACAGGATCAGCCCATTGGCGAGTGGCCCGTTTGGGCACGAGTTTCCACCCCGGCACTGGCGCGTTATTTTCCAGCATCGTCTGGGCCAGTTCACGAACGCCTTTAGCCCATTCTTCCGCAAGTATCGCCATCGCCAAAGCATGTTGCATTTTCTCCGGGTCAATCGCCTTCACTTTAGTCGCAACGGCGCGCTCAAGTTTACCTGTAAGCAACGGACAGACAGGCTTAGCCGAACACCAACGGCAATGATCACCAGCGGCAAACGGCGCGTCGGGCTTGAAAGATTGCTGCACAGCATCATACAGCGTGCGCTCAAACGCTTTTATGCGACCGGGCGTCGTCACCCAGCGCTTTACATACGGCGGCTGCACGATGATTAGTTCGATCTCGTCGACGTTCTCAAACACCCAGCGCAGTTCTGGCGTGCGCATACCGGCCGCCGTGTAGAACATAAGCTGTTCGTTCTCTTCTGCGTCGACAGCAACGCCGTCTCCAAACTTCCAGTCTAGCAGTATCGCGCGATTGCGTATGCGGCCAGCGAGATCGCAACTACCAAAAACTCCGGCAAGGAAGCCTCCAAAGTGAACGTTAACCTCTGTGGCAAACTCCAACTCGTTATTAGGGTCGATTTCATTCAACGCGTCAAGCGCTAGGATAATCTTCTCATTATCCGTGTAGTCGTCGACCTTCGCGCCGTGCGACAAGATCATGTGCATGGCGTCGTGCAGACGCGAACCTTCTTCCGCGTAACTGCTTGTCGGTTTAGGGGGTAATTCCGCCACTAACTTACGAGAGCCAGGGCATTTAATTAGACGCTTTGCGGACGAGCCGCCGACGATATTACTGTGTGTCATTACCTTACCTTTCAGTGATTCGACACTAGACTTTTCTTTACGGGTATGTCAAGAGACTTTTTATGCTAGAGAAAGACATCGAAAAATATTTCATGCGCCGCGTCGCACAGATCGGCGGTCGAGCCTATAAGTTCGTATCGCCATCGAATCGCGGCGTCAGCGACCGCGTGGTCTGTCTACCTGACGGCACGACGCACTTCATAGAACTGAAGCGCCCCGGCGGCAAACTCAGCGAACTACAGCGACGATTTGCAATCGAGATGATGACGCTCAGTCAGAACTACGATTGTCTCTGGTCTAAAGAAGAAGTTGACAAATGGATCTCCGACCATACCAGCACGACGCCGCCGATTTCCTTTTCAGTCGTGACCGGGCCATGATCCTTGCGCCAGTCGGCGCGGGCAAAACAGCGATCACATTAACCGCGATGACCGAGATGATTATTCATGGTCATTGCGACCGCTGGCTTGTGTTAGCGCCGAAGCGCGTTTGCACCGATGTGTGGCCGGTCGAGGGGCGCAAATGGGCTCCTGAATTTAACATCACCGTCGCAGTCGGCACGCCCGCGCAACGTAAAAAAGCGTTCGAATCCGACGCCGACATTGTTGTAACCAACTACGACAACATCCCCTCCATCAACCCGACCGGCTTCGGCGGCATTATCTTCGACGAGTTGACGCGGCTGAAAAACCCGTCCGGCAAGCGGTTCAAACATCTTCTCAAGATCCTCGACCAGTTTAAGATCCGCTGGGGTTTGACGGGGTCATTTACGTCTAACGGTTTAGAAGACGTGTTCGGCCAATGCAAGGTCGTCGACCAAGCGCTGCTAGGCCGCAGCAAGGGCGCGTTTCTACAACAATACTTCTATTGCGTGAACCGCGACTTTGGCCAGTGGGAGCCGCTGCCGCAAGCGCTGCCGAAGGTCATGGAGGCGATCAGGCCGGCGACCTATGTGCTAGAGCCTGGCGAATATAAAGACAAGTTACCGCCGCTCCATGTCGTGCAAATGCGCTGCGATCTCGACGACCGCGCGCCGTATGAAAACATGAAGAGGGAATATGTGCATGAAGAGATCACGGCTCCAACAGCGGCTGCTGTCACAAACAAACTTCAGCAGCTTACGTCCGGCTTCGCGTATGATAATGTCGGCGCTGCTCAGTGGTATGGGCGTCAAAAGTTCACGACGCTGGCTGAAATAATAGACGAAAATCAACGCGACAACACCATCATCGTCTACAATTACAAAGAAGAACTAGCCGAACTGAAAAGACTATTTAACGTCGCCACGATTGACGAGCCTGACGCCATCGAGCGCTGGAACGCCGGCAAGATAGAGTTGCTGGCGATCCATCCCAAGAGCGCCGGCCACGGGTTGAACCTGCAATTCGGCGGCAACAAGATCATCTTCCTGTCGCTGCCGTGGTCGCTTGAACTGTTCGAGCAAACGGTCGGTCGTCTGCACCGCAGCGGACAGACGCGCGATGTGTGGTGCTACGTCATCATGTGCAACAATACTATTGACCAAAGAATATTTGACGCGCTACACGATAAACGAACATTGGCTGAGATAGCCTTGGAAGAATTGAAATGACCGAACCAGTCACATGGAAAACCCTTAACGATCAGCTTGCTGATCTTACCGAACAGGAGGTCTTAGACCTACTGGAGATGGAACAACGTCACGCCCGGCGCTCGACCATCTTAGTGCGTCTGCACCAGCGTTACACGGTGCTGCGCATGTTACGCGAACGGGCGGCTCTTATGGAGATGATAAATGAATCCTCAAGAACTACTGGCGCAAGCCGCTGATATTATCGACCAACGCGGCGAAGGCTACGGTGGCATAGAGAATAATTTTCAGCTTGCCGCCGATCTGGCGACGCTGCGGATTGGCCGTGAATTTCATCCGTATGAAATCGCGATAATAATGGCTTGTGTAAAAAATGCGCGGGCATTTAATACGCCGAATCACTTAGACAGCCATATTGACGCGGTTAACTATGAATTATTTGCCGCAACTTTTGCCGCTGATTATGCAACTTCGCATGGCAGTCGGTCAGAAGCCGCGTATAAACGCCGCGATAACATGAAAGTCGCGCGTATCTCTAAGAATCTAAAGGCGGCAAGTTCGCCGGAGCTGGCCGTAATCTTGGACGAGCCTAGCAATAGCGCTGTCATTGGGGAGAGCGCGTAACTCTTTGGCCGCTTTGGCTTGATCTTCTTTTGAATAGTCGACCAGCGGGGGGCACCTGCTGGTCGACGCACAACCACTAAAACTTGCCAGCATCAAGATCATCGGCAGTTTCATCAACAGTCTTTGGCGCTGCGACCTGACCCCTTCAATCATTCGGCTTGCTGCCGCCGGTCACGTTCCAGTCCTTAGCCGCGACGAGGCCCAGCGCGACGAGCGCGTTCTGGAGATCCGTCCAGTTCACGTCTTTGGTCTGCCAGGCATGAAACAAGACGCTGACGAGCGAGATGATGCCGGGGATCGTGGTCATCCAGTTAACGAACATTTTAGCCTCTTTTAGTTACACGGCCGCGATGTGCTATCGCGCGCGATACATTCGTAATACTTAAGGTCAGCGCAGCCGCTCAGCGCGAGCATAAGTCCCGCACAACAGCATAAACGTCGTTTATCCGATTTGACCAGCCACGCCCAAATGTGCCCCATGTCGGCAATCCTTTTAAGAAGCCCAGCCGCATGTCCGTCAGCTTGACGCCAAGATAGGCTTTAGCGGCGGCGATAGTCTTCGGCCCGATCACGCCGTCCTGCGTGACGCCGACCAGCGACTGAAGATATTTAGAAGCGCGGCTAACGCCGCTGTTGACGGCAAAGTCGAACACGGCAAAGTCAAGCCCGTCTGGCAGATCGTCGCCGCGGATCTTGTCCCAGTATTCCTGACGGTAAATTGCCGCGACTTCTGAATCGGCGATCTGATACACGTCTTTCTGCGACAGACCGTGCTTAGCGCGCCACGCATTGTAGGTATTTTGCGTGACGCCGTAGGCAGTCCGGCCGCCAGGATCACGCGGATCGTCGACCTTGCCGCCTTCGTAGCGTAGCGTCGCCTTTAGCGCGGCGTCGTAATTCTCTTTCATCGTTGGCTCACCAAGTCACGGATGCGGTCTAGGCGTTCGAACACCTGATTCAACACCTGATTAAAGTCCTCGCGGGTCACATAGCGCCCGGCGACTAGAACTTCAATCTGGCCGACCTTCTCCGCCAGTTCCTTGTCGGCTTGCTGAAGATCCTTTACGGCCGCCCAGACAGTGTTGAGCGTCCAGCCGCCCAGCACGCCAATCACGCCAATGGCTACGTCAAAGAGAACTTGATATTCGACCATAATTATCGCCTCGTGAACCGTGCGTAAGGATCAATCATGCTGTTCTGGCCTTGATACGCCAGACCTTGCGCGCCGGCTGCGGCCAATGACGGGAGATTTCCGTAGTTAATTGGCGGCGCGGCAACATTACCGAGGATGTTAGACTGAAGCTGCTGCGACGCTCGCATGGCATTGGCCGTCTGGCGCTTTTTGGCCAAAAGACCCGCGCTTGCCGCGCCTATAGCGCCTAACGCGCCAAGGTTGGCGTAATCGTCCATCAGATATTTTTCGCGGTATTCAGTCGGCATAAAGCCAACCGCAAACGGCGCGGCCGTTAGACCCGCTTCGGCCAATCCAGTCTTGGTGAAGCTAGGTGCAAACGCGGCCATAAAGTTAATCGCGCTTGATGAAGAACGGCCAGCAGCAAGATCGCTAATCATCTTCTGCTGTTCGGGCGTGAATGATTTATACGCTTTGGAACTTTTCAGCGCTGTAAACTGTTGCTTTACGCCCGTCGCAAAGTTTGGCGCTTCTTTAGCCGCCGTCATAGCCTTTTGAACATCGGCGTTTCTGAATAAAGTGGCGTCGGCCTGTATGGACTTGGAAAGTTTTGACGTGCCCTTAGCCGCCGCCAACTCTCCGCCCGGCACCGCATTCATCGGTTCGTTACGGAACAGGTCGATACGGTCTACAACATCGTGCGCCATAGCCCGCTCAAAGTCCGTGGCGCTGGGGTTCTGGAAGATAGCGCCGGCGTCTTTACGCAGACCATGTATGTCCGCCATCGTAACGTCTTTGCCCTTATTAGACGCCAAGTCGGACATAACGTCGTTGATGTTACTAAACCGCGCTTTTTTCGCCGGGTTCCACTGATATTGGTTCGCAAAATCTTGCTCTATGCCGCTGACAAAATTGTCATAGGCAGAGGCGTCGTATTTAGCGCCAGACGAATAGGCTTCAGCACGCAGATTACGGGCCTTCTGGCCAAGATCCTTAGCGCCCTGTTCGATGTTCTGCGCCAGCGTAGGCGCTGCGCGGGTCGCGCCGCGCTCAATAGCGCCCATCGCGCGTCCGCCAAGGCCGCCGCCCAGCACGCCGAGACCGAACTGAAAGTAGGGGTTCTCGCCGCCGGCGACTTCTTTGTAGTATTCAGGAGCCGCGCCGCCGACAGCGCCAGCCGCCGTTTGCGCGGCAGGCCCAGCCGCCATACCTTCAGCGATACGCGCGCCGCGTGTCTCCGGCGCGAGATAGCGCAGCAACGCATTAGCGCCGCGTGCTTGGGTCAGACCACCAATCGCGCCGCCAACCAAGCCGGCTTCGACTTTTTCGGCCGGAGTCTGAGGTCGATACGACGGCGTAAACCGCTCTTGGAACATTTCAACCGGCGTTCTGACCGGCTGTGCGCCGAACGCTGGCGCAGCGATATTGTAAAGAGACGTGCCAAGTTCGGCCGCGCCAAGAGCGCCCGCGCCTAACGCCGCCGCCGGAAGCGCCGCCGTGCCGAGCGCCATGCCCGCTAAACCGCCAAGACCCGCCGCCGCCGCAGTCGGCAGCGCTTCACCGACAGCGACTTCTGCCGCGCGGCCAAGCGTCAAGCCTTCCGGCTTGCCATACTTCGCGTATGGATTTTCGGATGGCTTGCCATATTTAGCGTATGGGTTTTCCATTTAGCGCCCCAGGATCTTTGCCGCCAAGCCCGGCACGCCGAAATGCTGATCAAACAACGCCGCCGTGCCCGGATTAGCGCGCAACTCTTCAATCGCCGCCGGAGGAATGCCAGCCGCTTCAGGTGGCGCAGCTTTGGCCGCTTCGATCTGACGACGACTTTCGGATTTAGCCGACGAACCGGAAATGTCCACATTCGTGCCGAACGATTTATTAAGATTGTTCAACGTTGCACGAACAGATTCGACGGTCGCTTTGGGGTCACCCAACGCTTTGATGGCGTTTTTAACGTCGAAGTTAGAGTTAAGTTCCTGCGCCGTCTTGCCGGTGGCACGAGCCAGAACCGACACGAGATTCTGCCGGATGCTGTCGACCGTATCGCGGGTCGACTGGATCGGAGAACCCGTGAAACGTCCATACGCCTGGCCAAGCCAAGACGCGCCGGTAGAGATCTCCGCGTTCTTAGCCGCCGGGTATTTGACGCTAGGCACACCCCCTTGCTCAGCAAGATATTCTATCTCGTTGCCGAAGTTGGTGAGCATGTTCTCAAGCTCAACCTTGCTTTTATATTTGTTTGACTGACCAAGCGGCGCGTTGGCGATGAACTGCTGCTGGCGCGCGGCTGTATCTTGAACTGGCGCGGGCGGCTGCATCGGCGTCGGTTGAGGCGTGGGCGCAGCGCCAAAAGTAGGCGCGGCCACGGGGGCAACAGGTGCGGCCATAGCATTGACCGGCTCAGCCATAGGAGCCATAGCGTTTACCGGAAGCCCGCGCAGAGACGGTTGTTCACCCGTCAACGGAACGGTCGCAGCAGTCTTATAAGGGCCAATACCACCCATAACTTTGCCGACGTAATCCCCCACACCCATGTTCACGTCGCGCGCGCCAGCTTTTGTCGCCTGCGCAAGCGGTCGGCCGGAAAACCAGACCGACACGGCGTCTTCAAGATTGCCGTATTTTTTGACGTTGCGCGTAAACTGGTCTTCGAAGACCTTTTCCTGTGCTTCCGGGCTCGCTAGGAACTCGTCAGGCGTCATGGACTTGCCAAGCGCCTGTTTCGTCCATGACGGAATATTCGCGCCCATGACCTGATATTTGCCGTAGGCATGATCGACGCCACTCTTGCGCTTAACCTCTGGGCCAATCGCGCCGTAATTACCCTGCGGACTACCGGACTCGACGTTAGCGACGCCGCCCTTAGCCCGGTTGACAAGATCCATCGTCGCATCGCCCGTCGGCGCTGCCATAGGTGCAGCAGCGGGTGCGATCTCGCCAGCCTGCCCGCGCGTCGTCTTGCTGCGCATACGCTCTTTATACTCATCAGGCGTCAGGATCTCCGTGCCCGTCTGATTTGTATAGTATTCAATCTGTTGTTTTTCGCCGCGCACAGGCGACCATTTTTCGGGCGCGGCTTGAAATGACCCGGACACCATACGCTCAGCTTGCGTATAGGGGTCAAAAATAAACATTGCCTTGCCACCGCGACCGTCGACCTGCGTTTCGCGTTCATGCGGCGTGACGGTTTTCATAAAGTCATCATGCTGCATAAGCAGCGCACGCTGCGTATCCGCGCTAAACTGCGTCGGCAGACCGCCAAGAATCGACGGCGCTTTTGGCTGAAACTCGCGCAACAGCTCATTATACTTGTATTGCGATGATGGATCGGCCGGATTTAACTGTTGGACGCGGCTTTTGAAAATGTCGGCGTTCTTTACCGCAAAATCCAGTTCGTCCGCCTGCGCCTTTCGCTGTGCGGCTTCAGCTTCTTGCTTATATTTAAGCCCGGCAAGTTCTGTTACTTGCGCTAGTTTTTCTTCTTCAAGCTGATTGCGCCGCAACGCTGCACCTTGCGCATACGCGCCGAGGATATTGACGTTAGGAGCCTGAAACTCAGGAAGCGGCGAATATTGAACAGCCATAGTTTACCTCGTAGCCGCCGTCGGCGTTCTATTCATGCCATAATACATAGCGCCAAGCTGCGCGCCTTGGCCGAGCGCCGACGCCAGCATGTTTGTCGGCCCCATCGCCTGCTGCGCTTGAATCGTGCCGATGTTGGCGTAACCTTGGCCCAGCGCTTGACCCAGCCCGCCCTGGATACCAGCAAGATTCTGGCCGAGCGTCATGGCGTTAGCGCCAAGTTGCTGGCCGGTCGTCAACGCGGCGTTGGCTAGGTTGGTGCCCGTGCCCGTGTAAATATTGGCCAGAGAGCCGCCCACGCCTTGCTGAAGGTTGGCTAAGTTCGCGCCCGTGCCGCCATACAGGTTGGCGAGGTTAGAGCCCGTCGTGCCGTAAAGGTTGGCGAGGTTTGTGCCCTGCGTGCCGTAGATATTGGCGAGGTTGGTGCCCGTCGTGCCGTAAATGTCCGACAGCGCCGCGCCCGTCTGGCCCGCCACGTCGGCCAGCGCGCCGCCGGTCGAACCGTAGATATTGGCAAGATTGCCCGCGCCCGTGCCGTAAAGGTTGGCGAGGTTCTGGCCCGTCTGACCCTGAAGCCCGGCTTCACCTGCGGCCGTCTGGCCATACAGCGTCGCAAGATTACCCGCGCCCGTGCCGTAAAGGCTGCTAAGCCCACTGGCCGTGCCCGTGTAGGTCTGACCGATGTTCGCGCCCGTCTGGCCTGCAAGGCCCGACGCAACACCGGCCGCCGACAGGCCGCCCGACGACAGACCCTGAAGCCCCTGCGTCACGGCCTGACGGTTCTGCATAAAGCGGTTATAGGCGTTCTGATATTCTTGGCTGGCCGCTTCCTGCCCGTAACGCTGGCCGGCTCTTATGGCCGCGCCCGACTGACGCATACCTCCCGCGCCAAGCGTCGACTGTAACGCCCTCATGCCTTCAGCCGTGCGGAACGCATAGCCAGGATCCATTTGAAGCTGCGCTAATGTTGGATCTCGCGTATATTCGCCGCCCGCGCCATAAAGCGCCGCGAGACGATTAACGGCCTGCTCGCCGGCCGTCATATACGGCTGTTGGAACCCGACGCCCTGATTATAATAGTTCGCTAGGTTCTGAAGCGCGCCGGCCTGTCCCGCCTGAAGCGCTCCCGCGCCCTGCGCCATGCCGGCTTGAATAGCGCCCGCGCCGCGCTCCATGCCGCGACCGTAACTGGCCAGTCCCTGCGCCAGCGACTGTTGCAGCGCATTTGCGCCTTGCCCCATGCCTTCACGGATAGAGCCGATGCCCTGCGCACGGGCTTCCTGTAGCGCGGCTGCACGCTGTGCCTCCGCCTGCCGCAGCACGGCCTCACGGCGAACGTCAGATTCGCGCAGCGCCGCCGCGCTTCGCGCCGCACCAACGTCTGTGGCTTCTTCGGCTAAGTTACGGCCGCCAAGAAGCGCCGCTTCGCTAAGCGCGCGGCCCTCTAATAGCGCCGAACGGCCGCCAAGAAGCGCTTGCTGACGCTGGGCCTCGACAGCCTGCGCCTGCCCCTGCTGAAGTGCGGTCGTCGCTTGCTGCTGGGCTTTCACAGCGTCTTCGCGCGCCCTAGCTTCAGCCGCGCGCTGGGCGTCGGCCTGCTGCTGAGCCGCAATGGCCTGAATCATCATAGCCTGCTGCGTGGCCTGCTGCTGCGCTTGTGAGCTGGAACTGAAGCCCATTTTAGATCTCTCTGGTTAGCGTTCCATCGGGTTGCCGTTGGAAGCCGAGTCTTTCCAATATACCATACATGAACTCATGGCCTTTTTCGACACTTGTAAGCCGAGTGCCGGCCAGAAGTTTTTTCAACAATCCTGGCGACAGCCATTTGCGCCGCCATTCTGGAAGGATCGACACATGCGTCTCGCCGTCCTTCCTAAACACCGCCCCGATGGGCTCGCCGTCTCTGACGACCAGTTCCAACTGCCAACTTGCGGCAATCTTCAGATACTCGTCGAACGCGATAGGGTCTGGCCAATCGGTTGCTGCGTAGCCGATCTTTAAGGCCGTATCGCGGTCGTCAACAATATCTGTCGTCATTCATACAGCACATTGATAGAGCCGGCGTCAAAGTTAGCCGTGCCGGTCACAGTGGTGATCGAAAGCTGCGTCATGAGGTTGCCGAGCGTCACGTTACCCGCGCCGGTCATCACCGCCGTCGTGCCGTCTTTGACCGTATGATCGGCCGCATAAATGTAGTTAGTCGGATCGACCGCGCTGATTACAAGCGTGCCAGACACAGCGTCGGCGGCGGACGTGCTATTGATAAGGAACCCAGCCGTCGAACTATCAACCGTTGTGCCGGCGGCTGCTAAGCGCGCGCCCGTCGAGGCGTAGCCCGTGCTGGCGATGCCGCCGCCCGTTCCCAGCTTGACCAACAGCGGCGACGTGTTATCCGTCGAAACGCCATTAAACATGACCGTAACGCGGCGCACCCAATTCGGTATGCTATTAAAAGTTACTGACGTGCCGGTCGTCGTAGCCTGCACGGTTTTAGCCGCGATGCGCAGATAATCGCCCGCAATAGCGCTATCTTTGACGACAACGCCGTCAATGGTGACGCCGGCAGCAGACGTATATTCAGCAATCGTGTCCGTGCTGATCGTGCCGTTGACGGCCAGTTTAGTCGCCGGCACCGTCGTGCCGATACCGACCGATCCGGTGTTGGTGACGACAAACGGCGTCGTATCAGGATCGGTTTCGTCCTGCACAACAATCGCGTTGCCGGTGCCGATCTGCGTAACCTTCAGCGCCGGGCCAATCGAGTCCGTCGAGATCGTAACGTTGCCGGACAGAACTGGCGACACGGAGGTGAGCGGGGCCGTGACGTAATCGACCGTCCAAATCTCTACGTCGTTTTCATCGGTCAAGCGGAACTTATAGGACAGTTCGCCCAGCCAAATATTAGCCTCGCCGCGCGAATCCAGAATGACCGGGTTCTCGTTGGGCGTCAGGCCGCTATAGTCAGTATAGGACACTTGCGGCGTGGTCGTGCCGGCTGAATAGGTATAGACCTTACCGCCAACTAGCGGCGTGCCGTCCGCGTAAAAGAATTGGGCTTTTGGGGTAGGAGTTACGACTGCCATTATCCACCTACACAACTGGTTACGGTCAGGATGACCGAAGGAATTGCCGGAACCGGGCTAGACGCCGCCACATACGGAATCGACACGTTAGTGCTACTGGCCGAATAGATCAGTTCAAAATAATCGCCAGCCTGAAGGTTTAGCACGAAATTCCACGCCGCGACAGCCGCAGCATTCAAGCCATTGGCAAGCGTCACGTTAGTGGCGGAATCGGCTACATCAACGCCATTTATGCGCGGCCAGATATAAATCTGTTTCGTGCCGCCGCCGGTTTCTTTTAGCTGCGCCGAAAACTGGAAATTATACGTCGCCGTATTATCTACGAATATCTGCGACGTGACAGGGCCAACATAAACCCCGTAAACCAACTCAGACCCGTCAGCGCGTTCATAGGTATTGTTGAACGTAATCGCGTATGCCGTATTGATTACCGCCGGCGTAAACGTCGTTGTGCTGTAGAACGAGCCGTAACGCCGGCCAGCTTCGACGGCGATGTAAGTGTTATAGAACCAGCGATACCATTCGCGGGTGACAAAGTTCGTCACCTTATCCCAGATTGGAACGCGTGCGGCGGGCACGAGCGTGTTGTTGGGAAGATTAGGCATTCGTCGGGCTCATTATGAGTTCTGCGCCCATAATGGCGATCTTCACCGGATCTGTGCCAGAGATCTCATAAACGCGGTCGCGGATCTTAAGCGTCATGCCGAGACGCCGCCAAATCGTGCGGTAGCCGAACTGGCCAATTCGGCCCATAGATTTCCAATGCTCGTTTGACCATGTATGGCCGCCGTCATCTGACCAGCGCAGCATGACCTGCGGAACGATACCAGGAGCCGGAAGGTTGAGCGACGAAACGATGAAGTCGCCGTCTTCGGTTATGATATTCTTAAAATCTTCCGTAATAAGATACGTCGTGCCGAGCAAGCCGTAGTCATTACTGTTAAGACCGACGCCCGTTTCGCAATCAAGTTGCAAGCTGTGCTGCGTCGTGCGCTTCAGATTGTTTTCGCCGGTCGGCAATGCGCGCCATGACCGCAGCCATTTCTGAACGGTGCCGGCTTCCGTGTAGACGGTCGGATCATAGGCGAAAAGAAACCCGCTAACGTAATCGCCAATAACGATTTCCTTGTTAAAGTTCATTTGGCAGTTGCCGCGATGACGCGTGAACTGGTTATTTTCCCAACCAGCGCGCTCATGCCAAAGCCCCGTCGCCACGTCATAAACCCACGTCGTATTGGCAGTTGGAAAATTCAGCACATAGAAGCTATGGCCGTCTTGCTGATAGGTATAAGCCACAGCGTCGGAAAGATCGGTGTATTGCTGGATCTGCCACTCGACAGCGTGCGTCGAAACGCGCTCACCGGAATAGCCCTTAGACCGATAAACGACGCCATTACCGCGTGCGTCACGGCCAAGCCAGAATAGGCCATTGTCGAGTTTGGCGACTGAATAGGCGGCAAGACAGCCTATTTCGTTAAACGCTCCCTGAATACGCGCAAGCGGAAAATCCGGCGTGCCGGCGTTATACCAGACTTCGACGGTGTTGACGCCAAATAGCCAGACCTCGCGGTGATCGACGATCAGCGTGACAAGATCGTCAGGCGAACCTTCCGCGCTGGCGAACGAAAGATCGCCAATCGACAACCCATTATAAGAATCTGTCACCCATAAGCGCTGGCTGTTAGGCTCGTTAAAGACGAAGTAGCCGTCAAGAAAGCCGACGCCAACTGCGCCGTCAAAGTCAGGATCAGTTATCTGGGAAAGAAACGGCGAGAATGTTAACAAGACACTCGTAGCTGTAGCTGTAGCTGCGGCCGAAATTACAAAATGTGTTGAGTCGGTTATGCTAACAACGGTCGCGCCAGCGGGTATGCCCGCGCCAGATACAGGCTGGCCGATCATTACGACGCTAGAATCAGCCGTCGCAATAGTCGTCGACGTGTTAGTCGTATCGCAAAATATAGAAAACTCTATTGTGTAAATGTAGCCGTTGGCGTCGGCCGCAATGAACATTTGCGTGCCGTTATCGACCATGTTGACGGGCTGCGTCGTGGAATTGTCCGTGCCTAAGATCTGACCGCGATCAATATACGTCCAATCGCTATTGATCTGATATAACCGACTGCCCGCGACGGCATAGCCGTAATTGCCATACTGCCACAGCCCGCGCACGGGGCCGGTCGGAAGCTGTGTTAGCGCGCGCAATCCTGGCGCACGCTGTAGCCACGCCGCCTCTTTGCCGCCTTCGGGGATGACTTCAGGGTATAGATTAACCATGCGGCTATCCGCCGCATTGGGGCTACGCAGAACATAAGACGAGCCGAGAATTGGACTTTTCACGGTGCTTTCATCCTTGACTGCAAATTTATATTTGCGTATGAAAGCTCCACAAGGAGTTCAACATGATAACACACGAAGAACTTACATCGCTTTTGGATTATATTCCAGAAACCGGCGATTTGCTGTGGAAAGTTAAAAATAATCGCCGAATAGTCATAGGCAGTGGTGCGGGCACTATAAACGATCAAGGGTATGTAATAGTAAGACTTAATGGTTTTCGTTACCGAGCGCATCGGCTTGCGTGGTTTTATGTTTATAAAACTTGGCCCGTTAACGATATCGACCATATAAACGGTCAACGCAGCGATAATAGGATAAAAAATTTGCGCGACGTTACGACGGCCGAAAATATACAACATCAGACAACGGCGCAAAAAAGAAATAAAATGAAACTTTTGGGGGTTAGTGAAAGAAAACACGGATTTATCGCAAGGATATGCACAAACGGCGTCATCACGCATTTGGGGTCTTTTAAGACTCCCGAAGAAGCGCATGAAGCGTATATCTTGACTAAACGAAGACTTCATGCCAAAAATACCCTTTAAAATCAGTAGTTTCCGGCGTAGATATTATAGCGCTGGCGCGTGCCGACGATGCTGTAAGGCAGCGCCATGATGTCATCCGGGTTATTGATGCGCTTCAGGTTGCGCTTGCTATACATGGCGATGCGCTGCACCTGCGCGGAGGGCTCGACACCAAACTCCGGGGCCATTTCACACGCCAGATTGTAACGGAACGCCCGCAGATAGCCCGGCGGGAACGTAAGTTGCGTCGCCAACTGCGCCGGGCGCGTTAGTTCCTCGACCGAAATGAAATGCCATTCCAGCAACCGCAACGGCACCGGGTAGATATACATTTCAATGTTCGGGTAAGTATTGTTGACGAACATGACCTGCGGATAGGTAGACGTAACCGTTTTGACCGCAATGCCGTCATACTGCTGCTGATTGATCAGCTTGATGCCGTAGGACACATTGGTCTGCGGGTCGCGAAAGTAAGTCGCGTCGTCTAACAGAACAGGTCGGTTGCCAACAAAGTCGCCGGTCGGGCCAAGCGACCGATTAAGCTGACTTGGCGGCCACAGGAAAACCTGATCCTGAGTTGAAAAGACCGCTAGACGCTCCGTGTTCCACGAGTCGATCATTTGATTCAGCGCGGTCAACGCGTCTTGAGACGTTTCCGCCGAGGGCGTTTCGCCTTCTGCCAGAACCCCCAGAAGCCTCAAGGCTCCGTTGATCTGCTCGCCCGCCGTCGTCATCAGGATCGAACCTTTCCCAGCCGTTCTCTATGTCGGCTTCCGCTTCTAATTCCAGCGTAGCGATCTTAACGCCATGCACGTCATGACGCAAATAAATGAGGGCCATTTTACACCTATGGGAAGGGCCAGGCGGCCCATAGGCCGCCTGTAGGATTAGATTACGCGACGACCGGATACTGCCATTTGGTGCCGTCCGAAATGAACAGCTTGCCCGTGCCGGTAGCATTGGTCGTGGTCGCCAGCGAGCCGACCGGAGCGGTCGTCGTGGTCGAATTGGCGGTGATCGCCGTCGTCAGGAAATACAGGCCGGCCGTCGCGTTAGCGACAACAGCGCCCGTCGTAGCCGTCGACGTGAACGTGCCAGAGACAGTAGCAGTGGTGAGCGTGCTTCCGCTGATCGTCGCGCCCGTGATGGTTGTGCCACTCACGAGTTCGGGATCAGAGAAGGCGACGCCAACAGGTTTAGTGTTAGGCATTGCCTTCTCCTATGGTTAACCGATGCGATAGATCGTGTAAGCCGCCGTGCCCGTCTTGCGGAAACGGAAGATGGCCGAAGACGGGTTGGTCGTCGTCGCGCCGTCGATCAGAACCGCGCTGCCGACGATGGTGTTGCCGGTGCCAGCGCCGAACGTCACATCATTAGCGGCGTTGTCGCCGATATTGATGAAGCTAACGTCGAAGCTAGTATTGACGGCGACGCTGGGGAAAGCGGCGTCGATCAACGCGCCCGTCGGGAACGTGTAGGTGCCCGCATCCGTGCCGCCGGAATCAATCGTGACGATGCCGGTCGACAGATTAGCCGCCGTAATCGTAACGGTCGCGCCGGTCAGATCGGCAGACGCAGCCTGAGCGCGCATAAGCGGCTCGCCGCGAACGCCCGCCGAGAACTGATAGCCGCCCGTGCCCTGAGAGATCGGCGGCGTGGGGCCGAACGATTCAAGCGGGTAGGAAGCGCCCTGAGTAGTGATAGCCATGATCTAATGCTCCTTAATTTGAGAGAAAGAAGGGGCCGAAGCCCCCTCTATTAGCCCCAAAGGCGAACCGCCATCTGCGGACGAATGACGCTGTAGCCATACAGAACGTCAATACGGCAGGGCAGTCGGTCGTTGTTGATGTCATACTGACGGACAACGCGGAGCGAGATACCGTTGTGAACCTGGCGCGAAGCCATGTCGACACCCTGCGGGAGCAGAAGGTCGGCGGTGGCGAACGCGATAGCGTCCTTGTGGTAGATCAGGTTCTGCGGATACTGCGTCGAGGCAGCGCCGAGGAACGTGACAGCCGCAGAAGCGACCGGCAGAGCGTCGACCGTGGCAAGAGCCTGCGTGGCCGAATACATCGCCGGGACAGTGACCGAAGCGGTGGTCGACGCCGTAACGTCAGCCAGAGCCACGAACTGATACAGCGAGCCAGTCGACTCACGGGTCTGCGGGTTAACGGCGTAGACGTTGGCGATGGTGAACACGTCGCCGGCCTTGATCGTCGTGGAGCCGAGGCCCGTCAGAACAATCGTGGTCGAGCCTTCGGTCGTGACCGACGAACTGACCGTGACCGTGCCCGTGCGCGAGCCCGTCGTGAACTGCTTAATCGACTGCGACATATTCAGTTCGTCGTAGCCGAGAATGCCTTCACCGAAGATGCCGTTTTTGAACTGCTTCGAAATAGCCGAAACAGGGTTGAACAGGCCCTTCATGCCTTCGATCAGCGACGCGTTGGCGGCCGGGTTGACCGTCGCGTAGCGCGGCGACATGACAGCGGCGTTCTCATTCAGCTTCTGCTGCGCCTGCAACAGAACGAGCGAGGTGGCCGGGGTCGTGCCGGGC